GCAGGCTACAGGCGAAGAGATTGCCGCGCCTCGTTGGGTGCATCAACTCTCAAAGTCACAGCCTCAATTCGTCACTCTTTCATGGCTAGTAGATAGCCTCCTTTTCTACGGACAAGCGTTCCTAGAGATCACCGAAGTTTATCTCGAAGACGGCCGAGGCGCGTCCTTTGAGTGGGTCTCTAACACTCGCGTTACTTTCGATTTAGATATACATAACACTTTTGTTACTCAGTACTACGTCGATGGATCACCCCGGCCAATGTCAGGACTTGGATCACTCGTTACATTTCAAGCGTTTAACGAAGGCATTCTAAATACAGGATCTCGTACAATTCAGAGCGCAATAGATGTACAGAAAGCCGCCGCAATAGCCGCTGGAACGCCAATGGCTACAGGTTACATTCGTAACTCTGGCGCTGATCTTCCACCTGCCGAAGTACAGGGATTACTAGCCGCATGGAAAGCAGCGCGTCAAAATAGATCGACCGCTTATTTAACTTCTACCCTGCAATACGAGGCAGTTGGATTTAGCCCTAAAGACATGATGTATAACGAAGCGATCCAGAATCTTGCGACTGAAATTAGCCGTCTATGCGGAGTGCCAAGTTATTATCTCTCAGCGGATCAGAATACATCGATGACTTACTCGAACATTCTCGATGAGCGTAAGCAACTCGTAGCCTTAGCGTTCCAGCCGTACATTTCTGCAATCGAAACACGCCTAAGCATGGACGATATTTCTACGGCTGGGCACTATGTAAAATTCGATCTTGATGCTTCGTTCTTGCGTGTAGAGCCTATGGAAAGACTTCTCGTACTTGAGAAAATGCTATCTCTAGGACTTATCAGCACAGAGCAAGCGATGGAGATGGAAGATTTAACACCTAACGGAAGTGATGACTAATGCAGACCTTATACATTGAAGCATCCAGTATCGAATGCAGCGAAGATCGCCGCGAGATTTCTGGCAAGATCGTTCCACTTGGTACAGGCGAGATCGGTCAGACTAATCTTGGCGCTTATACCTTTGAGTCTGGATCTATTGAGATCGAAGACGTTAGCAAGATTAAACTATTCAGCCAGCATGACATGAAGAAGCCAATCGGGCGCATGACAGCTAGCGAAACAAAAGAAGACGGCATCTATGCGACCTTCAAGTTATCGCGCTCAAGTGCCGGTACTGACGCTCTCGTCATGGCCAGCGAAGGCCTAGTATCTGGCCTATCAATCGGTGCAGAGATCATCTCATCAAAGCCATCACGCGACGGGCACACAGTCGTAACAGCGGCTAAATTAAAAGAAGTTTCTCTAGTAACTGAGCCAGCCTTTAAGTCTGCTCAAGTATTAGAGATCGCAGCGGAAGAAGCGCCAGCCGAAGCCGTAGAAGAAACCCTACCTACAGAAAGCGAGACAGTCGTGGAAGACACAACAGTCGAAGCAACACCAGTAGAGGCTGCGGCTGTAGAAGCTGCTCGTCCTACTGTACAAGCGATGGTGTATTCAACACCTCGAATCGAAGTTACAAAGCGTAACTATCTTGAAAACACACTAAAGGCTAACCTCTTTGGTGATGAAGATTCACGTCAATGGCTTCGCGCTGCTGACAACGATCAGACAACAGGTGCAGGATTTATCCCAACACCACAAAGCACACAGCTACTTAACTTCCTTTCTAACGCAGATCGTCCGTTTATCGATTCGATCAGCCGTGGCACAATGCCGGAATTTGGAAAAACTTTTGAGTTGCCTAAGATCACTGAGGTTCCTCTTGTTGATCAAATCGACGAGAATGGCGCAGTAACAGAGTCACAACTTGAAGCCTCATACATCACAGTCACAAAGAAGTCATTCAAGGGTCGCGCAATCACTACCCTCGAACTTCTAACAAATTCGACACCTGCATTCCTTGACGAGCTTCTTGTCCAGATGGAATACGCTTATGCTAAGGATACTGAAGAATTTGTAACTACCGCTGTCCAAGGCGCAGGAACACTCAACGCAACAGCACAGGCTAACTCAGCGACTGGACTTCTATCCTACGTATCAAGCGCAGCAGCAGCAGTATATTCAGCATCACTTGGTTTTGCTCGCAACATGATCGTTACACCAGAACAATGGGCTAACATCATGAGCTACAACGATGCCGGACGTCCAATCTACATCGCTGCAAATCCACAGAATGCAGGTGGTGCACTTACACCTACATCACTTCGCGGTAACGTTGCAGGTCTTGACCTTCGCGTATCTCGCTACATGAAGGGCTCTGGAGGAGTCGGTACAGCAGATTACTCAATGGCTGTCGTAAATCCAGATGCTTACACATGGTACGAGGGCGCACGTCAGCAACTTCGCACAAATATCAACTCTGACGGAACAGTAGATATCTTGCTATTCGGTCAGGGAGCACTTGCCACTAAGTTAGCGGCTGGCGCAAACTGGTTCAACCTAACCTGATAACACCCTAAGTCGCTGGCCGGGTAGTGCCCTTCTGCCCGGCCAGTCTTTAGAAAGGATAAGAGCATGGCATTGACAACAGTTGCAGAGCTTCGCACCGCCCTTGGCGTTGGCACTCTCTATACTGATGCAGTCTTGCAGTCTGTCTGCGACGCAGCAGATAACGTGCTCTTGCCTTTTCTATGGAAGAACCAACAGTACATAATTGCTCACGGCAATACCGGCACAGTTGGCACTCTCTACTTTGATCAGGATATCCGCGAATACTTTTATGTCGGCCAATCAGTAACAATCTCTGGCGCAGGTTCTAGATACAACGGCACTAAAACAATTACTGGCGTAGATACTCGATCATTTAATGTCACCACAGCTCACACAAGCGACAACCCACGCCACACAGTTGAGCCTTATGGAATTGCAGCAGTTGAAACTTATACAGATTACACAACAGTTCCCGCAATCCAAGAAGCATCATTGATGATCTCCATTGCTATCTGGCAAGCGCGCCAAGCGCCAAGCGGCCAAGGTATGACAGTGGATGGCTTTGCTCCTAGCCCGTTCACAATGTCTAACACTTTGCTCGCTCGCGTTCGCGGCTTGCTTGCGCCTTACCTTGATCCGCGCTCGATGGTTGGCTAACCATGACAGCAGCGATTTCAACACTTCGCGCCACTATTGCAGCAGCTCTAGTCGATAACTCACTTTGGTCAGTATTTTCATTTCCGCCAAGCACACCCATAGTTAACAGCCTTGTGTTATCACCGGCAGACCCTTATGTCACGCCTAACAATAATAGTTACAACACAATCGCGCCCCTGGCTAATTTTAATATCAACATCTTTGTGCCACTCCTAGACAACGAGGGCAACCTAAATGGAATTGAGGAGATGCTAGTAGCTGTGTTTAACAAACTAGCAGCATCCTCTATCGTCTATAATGTGGGAGATGTGAGCGCACCTAGCGTTCTCAATGCCGCAACAGGCGATCTACTGACTTGCTCCCTGCAAGTCTCAGTTCTAACGAGTTGGAGTTAACCATGAATGAATGGGAAAAAGAACAAGCAGAGTTCCTGATCAAGATTGGTCAGACTCCTGTAGCACCAGCACCTAAACCAGCAACTAAGAAAGATGAGGAATAAACCAAATGGCAGTATTTCTAAATAACGGAGTAGTGGTTACTGTTAACTCGGTTGACCTCTCTAACCACGTTACTTCAGTTACATTAAACAGAACTTTCGATGAGCTCGAAGTTACAGCAATGGGCGATAGCGGACACAAGTTTGTTAAGGGCTTGGAAGCATCATCCCTTACTATTGATTTCCTAAACGATACAGCTTCTGCAAATGTCCTAGCGACACTTCAAGCTGCTTGGGGAACTTCAGTAACAGTAACCCTAAAGCAGACTTCAGCAGCTACATCAGCGACTAATCCTCTTTACACAATGACTTGCCTAGTCAACAACACAACCGACATCAATGGTTCAGTTGCAGACCTTGGCACACAGTCAGTAACCTGGACAGTCAACGGCACAGTAGCAATAACAACAGCGTAATAACTAACTAAGGGGCAAACAATGGCAAAACTAAAGG